GTGGAAGTCTCTCCGGCATAGGTGGGGGGGTCTTTTTTTAAGTACCGGTGACTATTTTTGACGTGCTGTTTTTCCAGCCTTTTTGGCTGCTGGAGTGTTGGCTACAAACTGTTTGCCTTGTTTTGAGGCTGTAACTTTCTTTTTGTTTGTGGCCGCTTTTTGACTTGGCGATAGGTCTTTCCATGCCTTTTCTGGTAGATATCTTGTCGTACCAGAGTTTCTAATAGCAGGTTTTCCATCTGAGGTTGTCCATTTTTCTTTAGTCCATTTGCTGAGGTTTGATTGGGCTGTAGTTTTGCTACCTGAGTACCCACCGCCTGCTGCTTTATATTTTTGGGCTACTAGTTGGGCTTTTCGTGCTGACCATTGTCCGGGTTTTCCACCTTGGGATCCTGCCATTACTTGGTTTTTGATTTTGTTTCGTAGGGTTGGTTTAGTGTAATTGTTACCAGCCATCAGGAACCTTTAACCCATTTCTTGTTATTTGGTTGGGCTGTTTTAGATGGGGACCATTTCACTTTGTTTGCCCAGTATGCGGCTGACATTGGTCCACGAGCAATGTTGCTGGCATGACGTGATTTGAAGGCTTCACGTTGTCCTGCTGTTTGGTTGGTTTTTACACCTGGTTGACCAAATCGAATTGTTTTAATTTGACCACCACTTTTAGCAACAACGATGTGTGATTTGGTTGGATGACCTGGAGTGGCTTTTGGTTTGTTGAAACCGGTTACTCCTGCTCGTTGCAGTCGTGGATCTCTTTTGCTTGTTGCCATGTTTCCTCTTGAACTGTGGTCGTAGGAACCGTTCGCACCACTCAGGTGGTGCTTCGGTTTACTGGTTTGCCTTCCCCCCCTATAGTCCCCCCCTTCCGTTACATCCTGCGTCCACAGGTAACAGATGGGGTAGATGGTAATGAAACAGAACGAAGAACTTACTTTAAATACTCAACAGCAACGTTATGTTGATTGGCTGTGCACCGCTCCTTCTGAGCGTGTGCCGGCAACTAAAAAGCAGATGGCTTTAGATCTTGGTGTTGATATCACTACGTTGCGTCGTTGGGAAAAGAAAGAAGTGTTCCGTAGTGTTTGGAAAGACGCTGTGGACGAAGTGCAGGGTTCTCCTGAACGTACTCAACGTTTGTTGGATACTTTGTATTCGAAAGCGCTGGATGGCGATACCAAGTCTGCACAGTTGTATTTGCAGGCTACGAATCGTATGGCTCCTCCGATGGTAACGGTTCAGTCTAATAAGAAGGCAGCAGAACTTTCTGATGCCGAGTTGGATTCTTTAATCGCTGCGGTAGCGGAGCGAGAGAAGGCTCAACGTACACACTTGAAGGCTTTGTGAACATGGTTGAATGTCCAGAGTGTGGCGAAGAGTATCCACCTGTGGCAACACATTGGATTTGTCCAGCGTGTGGTATTGATGATAGGTCACAACCAAAGATGGCAGTGTTTGAAGTGAGGGATTATGGCGACAACTAACGATGCAATGTTTGAGGCTCTCTCAGCAACGTATCCGTCTGCTGGTCAGACCCTTGGTGACTTGCTGTATTCGTTTTGGTCTGAGAAGGGTTTGCAATATCGTGGGACTTTGGAGTATGGGTTCTATGTAGCGAACGGTGCTACTGGCACAACTTTGGGTGATTTGGCAAACGATTACTTTTCACGGGTTTACCCGTTGGAGTTTGACATACAGAACTTTGATTACTCTGACCCTGATGAATGGTTGGAGTTAGAAGTGTTTGACCGTTACGACACGGTTGAACAAGATATTTTTATTAGTTAGGTAACGATTCAGGAGAACATATATGGCAACATTTACAAAAGTAGCATTGAGCGGTACAGCAAACGGTTTGGGCATTTTAATCAACTCTGGTTCATCTGGAGTTGCAGGTCCAACCATTCACACTGGTTCTGCAACAGCAACAACAATTGATGAAGTTTGGCTTTATGCCGTTAACTACGATTCGACTGACCGCAAACTCACCATTCAGTACGGTGGAGTTACTGCAGGAACAAACGAAATTGAATATACCGTTAAAGCAGAAAGCGGTTTGTATCTAATCGTTCCGGGTCTTGTTCTTCAGGGCAACGCTACGCCAAAAGTAATTACGGCTTATGCCGCAACTAACACCAGCATTGTTGTTTACGGGTACGTTAACCGAATCACAGCCTAAGGGGTAAATCATGACTTCAAGATTCCCTGCAAGAACAACATCAGACCCAAGTGTTTCGTCTTGGGGGAAACCTGCTGTTGGTGCTGTTGCTTATGGTGCTGCTACAGGTGGCACATCTTCAACCATTACTGTTGATGGAAAAACATACACGCTTTTGACTTTTACATCTAATAGCACTTTGACGCTAACTAAATCAGGTTTGTTTGACCTCTTACTTATTGGTGGCGGAGGCGGTGGTTCAGGTTATAACCCGTATGCTAACGGCGGTGGTGGAGGTGGTGGCGGTGTTGTATTTCAAAGTGTTATTTTGTCAGCGAGCCAAACAATAACGATTGGTGCTGGTGGTGCTGGTGGTGTTGGTGGAGCAAGTAATGGTTCAGACACAACCATAGGAACACAATCTATTGGTTCAACTGTTGCACCTGCTGCACTTGGTGGTGGTGCGGCTTTTTCTTATGGCGCTGGTCGTGCTGGTGCAAGTGGCGGCGGTGGTGGTAACGGTGGTGGTACAGCATATGGTATTGGTCAAGGAAAAGACGGTGGTCCAATTACTGGTACTTTCAACACTCCGGGCTGTGGTGCCAGTGGCGGCGGCGGTGGTGGTGCCGTAGGTGGAACTGGAACAAACTCTGTTGGCGGTCCCGGCGGTGCTGGTTATGATGTTTCAACTTGGCTTGGACAAACTGCTGGTACAACATATTGTTCTGGCGGTGGTGGTGGTGCTCGTGTAAGCGGTTCATCAGGTGCTGGTGGAGTAGGTGGCGGTGGAGCAGCCGCTAGTTCTGGTACTGGAACAGCAGGAACAGCAAATACAGGTGGTGGTGGCGGTGGTGGAAACACTTCTGGCGCTGCTGGTGGCTCAGGTATTATTTATGTAAGGTTTCAGGTTTAATATGGCACATTTTGCAAAAGTAAATAACGGAAAAATTGAACAGGTAACTGTTGTTGCAAACAGTGATTGTGGTGGTGGTGATTTCCCTGAATCCGAACCGATTGGTCAAGCGTTTATTGCTTCACTTGGTTTAGATGGTGAATGGTTGCAGACTTCATATTCTGGTTCATTTCGCCGTCAATATGCCAATATTGGTGGATTTTATATTCTTTCAGTAGATGAATTTTCAGAAGCACCAGTTCCAAAACCATTAGAGGATGGTTATTGGGAATGGAATGAAGCAGAACAGAAATGGCAACGATAAGGTTCGGAGCATTTCCTAGGTCTGGTAGTCATTTTTTTACGAATATAACAAGTTGTGAATGGCTAAGACATAGTATTTTTAAGTTAGAAACAGAATCTAATGTTGTTGTTTCTATTCGTAACCCATTGGAGTGCGTACCTAGTTGGATTGTCATGACCGATGATGACCGTGTTGACAGGACTGAAAAAGTTCTTGAATGGTATTGTGCGTATTACGATAAATGCAAAGAACTAGATATTGTTGTTTTGCCTTTTGAGCAATTAATTTCTGACCCATTGTTTTGTATTAACTACGCGTATCAAAAGTATGGTTTAGAACCATTGCAGTCTTTGGATTATGATTTGTCAACTGATTTTCATTATCCAACAAAAGATAAGTCTGAATATGATGAGATTATTCAGGAAATGCAATCAGCACCTAGTTTCTCTAGAGCAATGAGTTTGTTTGAGGAACTATGCGTTCCCGTTGGTTAATTTTTGTTCCAGTAGCGTTACTGGCATTATGGTCAACAGTTGCTGAAGCGGATGCTTTGGGTGACTGGACTTTCAGCCAGTCACAAAACTGTGGTGGCTCCATAGAAGTAATTGATAATACTATAACCTTATATGGTCCTGATAATGGGACACAAGAGTTTGGTATGTGCGGTGGACAACCGCATTGGGTTAAGATTGAAACCACAATACCCGAAGATGTTTTTAGCGTTTCGTTTGATTGGTCTTATCAAACTAGGGATGGTTGGATTTATGACCCACCACAATACGGTGTAAATGGTGTTTATACTTTGCTTACACAACAAAACAATGCTTCAGGGTCTTTGACTGTTCCTGTTAATGTTGGTGATATATTTACTTTTAGACAATATTCAACTGATACCTGCTGTCAGGCTGGTAATCTTACTATAGGTAATCTTTCATTATGGGAATCTACAACAACATCCACAGCGTTGACAACGACTACTTCTACTATTGTCCCCGAAACGACTGTCCTTGCCACGGTCACGACTTCTACGATAGTCCCAGAAACTACAACAACATCTACTTCTACGACTACAACGACATCAACGACTACAACGACATCAACGACAACAACAACAACAACAACAACAACAACAACAACAACGACTGAACCAGCGCCTGTTATACAGCCTGAAATAGTTCAGCCAGAACCCGTTGATACTTCTGTTCCCGTAGAGCCTGAAGAAACTGTGCCAGACACCACAGAGCCACCAGTAGAGGAACCCATTCCAGAGGTGACGCTTCCAGAAGAAACAACCACAACAAGTGAACCAAGTCCAGAAACATATCCTGAGACTACCACAACACTGTCATTTATTGATACCGAACCTTTAGACGAAGAAGAAGTTCAGACTTTAGTTGCTGAAGCAACCACTGTAGAAGAGTTACAATCAGCCTTAGAAGAGTTGACTCTTGAACAGGTTGAACAAGTTTTGGATGAGATTCTAGGACAGGAAGAACCTCCTACTCAGGAGCAGGCTGTCGCTTTGGCGACCAGCCCAGAAGTTTTGGCTGTTGTTAGCGTGGACGAAGCGAAAGAAATATTTGAGACTTTGAATGTTGATGAGTTAACTGTTGAGCAGGTTTCTGAACTTATTGAGGCGGTTCAATCTGCTCCTGAGGAAGTTCGTGAACAGTTTGAAACGACTATAAATATTTTTGGTTCTGACTTTGGTGATTATGTTCCTATTGGTTCTAATGTTCCTGTGGATACTCGTAGAACCCTTATAGCAGTTGCTGCTGGTGCAGCAGTGGCTACTGTTGGGTCAAGAAGGAACAATTAGACTATTGTATGAAGAAAATTGTATCCGAAATCCATGGTTTGACTTGGACATTGGCTGGAACTGGTATGGTTCTAATCACTTTGTCTGGTTCAACTAGGACATTTGGGATACAAATTACAATAGTAGCAATCGTGGTTCACATGATTGGTGCGCTTATAGGAGATAAAAATGAATAAGGCAAAAGATATTGCAGGCAGAATTGTTGCACTTTTTCTCACCAACGCCCTTGGCGTGGTGACTGGTGCTGCTGTTATTGCTCCAGACCTAGAAGTATGGAAGTCGGCTCTTATCGCTGGCGCAGTATCCATT